ACTTGAGCTACTGGGTGGAGACGGAACGCCGCACGGCCAAGCGCTTGCTGGAACTGGTCAAGTCTGCATTACGTGACCCCTTCAAGGGCATCGGCAATCCCGAACCGCTGAAGTACCTGGGCTCGGATGTGTGGTCACGTCGCATTACGCAAGAGCACCGCTGCGTCTATCTGGTGAAAGCGGATCGGATCGAGTTTCTGCAGGGGCGTTACCACTACTGATTTGGCGTTGTGCCTCGACATCGGCAAAGGTCTGTCCGGTGGCCAGCAAGGTCACCTGGATGTCGGGGTGGTTTTGTTGGAAGCGCTTGACCGCCACGTCGGTGTAGGACGGGGCGAGTTCGATGGCGCGGGCTTGTCGTCCAGTTTTCTGGGCGGCGAGGATCGTGGTACCGGAGCCGCCGAAGGGCTCGAAGACGATGTCACCCGGGTCTGAGTACGCCAGCAAGATGTGCTCGGGCAGCGCCACCGGAAACACCGCCGGGTGATCAATGTCCTGCCCGATCTTGCCCTTGTGGCGCATCACCCGGATCACGCTGTCCGGAATGCGGTACGCCTGCGTGGGCTGCCCGGCATGGGTCCAGCCCCCGACTTCACCGTCCTTGCCGCGCATCGCCGTGGAACTGCCATCGGCGCGCAGGTGGGATTCCTGACCGGCGTGCTTGCAGGGCACGATCTTGTTAGGCTTGCGGCTTTCGCGGTTGAAGTGGAAGACGAACTCGAAACTGGGGGCCAGCCGCCCGGCCCAGTCGCCAGGCATCCCCGGCCCCTGGTCCCAAACGTACCAGCCAAAGCGTCGCCAGCCTTGCGTGCGCATCCATGCGAGCCAGCCATCCCAATACGGGATCACTTCGTTGTCGCGGTGGATGAGCCCGAGATTGACCAGCACCTGGCCGTCGCTTGCCATCGGCAGGTTGGCGAAGACGCCGCGCATCAGCGCATCCCAATCGGCAATGCCGCCGGAGGTGTAGTCGCGCTGCTGGCCGTAGGGCGGGCTGGTGAAGCACAGGCGGGCCTGGTCACCGGCCATCAGCGCAGCGACCACGGCCGGGTCGGTCGAGTCGCCACAGATCAGGCGATGCGCACCCAGTTGCCAGATGTCGCCGGGCCGGCTGACCGGGGTGGCGGGTGCCTCCGGGATGTCCTCGTCGGCGTCTTCGGTAAATCCGCCAATTGGCGGATTTGTTTCGTCGCCAGGATCGGCTTCGCCAAGTAGGTCAGCCAGCTCGTCGTCGCTAAAGCCCGTGAGAGCCAGGTCGAAACCGGCGGCGGACAGCTCGGCGAGTTCGGATGCCAGCAGTTCCTCATCCCAGCCTGCGGCTTGGGCAAGCACATTGTCGGCGAGGATGTAGGCCCGGCGCTGGGTGGGGGTCAGGTGATCGAGCACGACGACCGGCACGACATCGAGCGCGAGCTTCTGTGCAGCCGCAAGACGCCCATGCCCGGCCATGATGTCGCCATCACCCGAGACCAGTAGCGGCGCGGTAAAGCCAAACTCGACGATGCTGGCGGCGATCTGCGCCACCTGTGCATCGGAGTGGGTGCGCGCATTTTTGGCGTAGGGCTTGAGTCGATCCAGCGGCCACAGCTCGATGCGGCTGGCCATGGCAGGGGTGAAGGAAGTCGTCATCGATGACCCTCGACGAAAGTGTTGAAGCATTCGCCAGAGGGATCTGACGAAGAAATCAGCGCAGGCGCTGCGTGATCTCGCGGGCGATTACCGGAATGAGCGCATCAAGGTGCTGGCGCAGGGTGTCGCGCACCAGGGCTTCGAGAATCTCAGGTGGCCGCTCTGCCGACACTGGCGCATCGACAGGATCGGGGCGCAGGCCCGCTGCGAAGGCTTTGCCGACCACATCGCCCACATCGGCGTAGGTCGGCTCATTTGGGTTGCACATCGGGTGGGTTTTGATCGGGTGTTTCTTCATCGGGCCAAATCCTCCAGCGCTTCACGAATGGCGACATCCAAGATGTCGGTAACACCGCGCACATCCGGGTCGGCCACCACCAGCGCCACGATCTCGGGCGCGACCTTGCGCGGGATTTGCTGCATCCGATCCCGCAGCTGGCGGGCCAGCTGGAAATACTTGATGTCGACCTCGTCCTTGCTGATCAGCTTGCCGGTGCGCTCTTCGAATTCGAGCTTGGCCAGGCGCGCCGAGTAGGTTTCGCGCACCGCACGGGCCTTGTGGTAATCGACGCCTCGGGCATCGTCGCTGGGGGCGGCCGCAGGTGTCGGCGGCGCGGCGGGTCGTTCGGTACTGACCACCCTGGGGGTGACCACCTTCGGGGTGGTCGGCTGGGCCGTCCGGGTGTGCCGATCCCACTGGGCATCGGCCTTGGCCGGATCGATGCTGCCATCGGGTTCAGGATGAATGCGGCCAGTGGCAATCGCCTTCTGGACGGCGGACAGCGCCACGCCACGATGCCGGGCGTAGGTGCGCAAGCTCATGCTCATGGGAATCTCCAAGCAGTCGATGGCAGCCCGGGTGACCACCGACCACCGACCACCTGACCACCTATTTTTTGAGTCTGACGCTAGGCAAGCGTCGCGCTGCGCGCGGCCCCCGCGCTTTTGATGGCCCGGGAGGACCCGTTAATCGACGCCAGAGGCGCGATTGAAGCTCTGGCAATACTCGGGAAGGCCGCAGCGAAAAGTCGCTCAAAAGGCTTCCTATCGCGTTTTAGCGCTATCGACTTTCAGTCTTCCGACGCGCTGATCATCCCTTCGTCAGTTCTTTCCGCAGCGCCCGTTCCATCTGCCGTTGGTACTCCCGCAGGGTCACGCTGCGTACCGTGTCAGCCATGCCGAAACGCGGCTCGACCTTCTGTTGTTTGCGCAGCAGGTACAAGGCCAAGATGCGTTTCTCGTCCCGGCGCTCGAACACGGCGCCAGCCCGATAGAACACGTTCTTCTTCGCCATCACCTGGCCCGGCCACTGGCTCTTGGGAATGACGCGGGTCTGGGCGGTCTGGGCCATCGGGCCGACAGGAATCGCCAGCTTGCCGGTCTTGGTGCCACCGGTTTCCTGCAGCGCCATGAAGCGGTCGCGCGACCAGACCTCGGCCATCAGCGTGCGGGGCTTGGCCGGTGTCACGCCAATGCCTCGGCTGATCCACGGCCGGCGCAGGTTGAAGCGCTCGGGTAGGCCGTCGCGCACCGCATCGCGGGCATCGAAGGCGGTGCGGGTCAGTGCCTTGGCGGCGGCATCCGGGATGCGCTTGGCGGCAAGGTCTGAGAGGTGCTCGGTCGCCTTGGCCACATCGGCGGTGACATCAAGTTTCAGCATCGGCGGACTTCCGGCGGCGAGGGGTGGTAGGGGCTTCGGCAGCAGGCTCGGCAACTATGCCTACCTGCTGGGCGATGATCTGTTCAGCGGTCGGCTCATCGACCTCGACCGTCAGGCCCGGGACAAACGAGCGCGTGCCGCCGTCGCCGGTGAGGACCACCGGACGGGTGATGAGAAGTTTCATGGGGGAGTCTCCAGCGCTGGGCAGAGAGGCGAACGCCAGGCCAAGAAAGCACAACGCCCACCGGAACGAATCGGGTGGGCGCAGTTATCAGCGGTATGGGATTACTGTACCTTGTGGGGGGCCAGCATTCAAGTGGGTTTGTTGTCGACCCGCAAAATTTTCACGCGTGAATGGCCGAGAGCGCGTCGGGGTTGGCTTCGACGATCTTGAGCAAGGCACGAGCTGGCCCGGCAGGACGCACTCGGCGCTGCTCCCAGTTCTGAAGTGTCTTGGGCTTGACGCCAATCAGGTAGGCAAACCGACTCTGCGAAAGCCCCGTGCGCTCGCGGATCGCCTTGACGTCAGGCTCGGGAAACTCCTGCACACGCACACCGGCCACGGCCTCACCACGCATATGGCGGCCCATGTCACGTACGCTGCTCAGCAACTCATCGAACTGTTTGTCATTCATCTCGTATCTCCGCTTGCATCACTTCCGCCAACCGCCGCAGCTGATCCTGCGTCAGGTTCGCACTGACATTCTTCGCGTAGGCGTAGATCAGATAGCACTGCTCCTTGCTGACCCAGTGGTAGTAGATCACCCGGGCACCACCACGCTTGCCTCGACCAGGCAGCGGAACACGCAGCTTGCGCAAACCCCGCCCACCGGGGATCAAGTCACCGGCGGCAGGGTTTTCCAGCAAGGTGTTCTGCAACTCGGCCATATCCTCATCCGAGAACAGTTCGGCTGCACAGCGGACGAAGATCGGGAGTTCCACAAAAACCATAGTCACATTATCCGCTAGAAGCGGATACCTGTGCAAATGGCTTTCGACTGCCTGAGCGCTCATAGCCGTAGTACCGAGCCAGCACGCCAAGGGCTGCTACCAGATAGCCCTTGGCCTCATCCCGATCCTGCCGTCGACCGTTCCAGCCTTCACGCAGCGCCCAATCGCGGATCGACAGCTGCAGCCCGGCCACGTACCAGAGCGCCGATCCAGCAGGACTGCAATGGCCGCCCACCGCATCCAGCGCATTCCGAACCGCACGGGCAGCGCCAGCGTTCTTCTCGACCATCATCTGCCCCGGTGCCGTTCCACCTGGCAGACCATCGAGCTTGGGGCTGGCGACACCGCTGCCGAACGCCCGCGCAAAATCCTGCGAGAACTGTTGCCCTGCGTCGTGCATGGCACCGGTGATGCTGCCGTTTCGGAGCATCAGTGCCAGCGTGTCCACCGTGCGGTAATGGTCAACCGGCTTCTGGTCATCATCCTCTTCCATCACGTAGCGGATCACGCTGCCGTCCGGACGTGTCAGTTCATGGCCGATAGGCGGTTTGCGTTCAGCCCTGGCCTTGGCGCGTTGCGTCTTCTTGGTCATGGCCGTGCCTCCCCGAGTTGCCCGAGGGTGGCCAGCGCGCCATCGCGGTCACGCTGCACGGTGATCGACTTGGCTGTGGTCGCCACCACCGTCCAGGTCTCGCCATCACCCCGGTCGATCACTTCGCCTTCGCGCCAGGGTCGGCTGAGCTTCGTCGATGTGGTTCGGGCACCGTAGAGCTTGCTGGCGATGCTCGACAGGAACGCCCGGTCCCACTCATCAAAGATCTCGTCGAGCGGCACGACCACAATGCCTTGCTTGTGCCAGGCAGCCGCACGCATCGCGCGCAGTTCCTCAGCGTTGGCCGGTGACTGCGGCGTCA